AACTGGGGTGAACACCTAATCTTTTGTTTTTCTGGTGACGGCAAAATTTATCAATGGCGACCAGACTCAACAGGTGGTTCACCTGATACCATCGGCACAATCGTTCCCAATGCACCGATAGACAATCAATCAGTATTAGTAACCAACGAAAGACATTTAGTTGCTATTGGTGCGGGCGGAGATCCTAGAAAGGTAGCATGGAGCGATAGAGAAGATAATACTAACTGGACATCTAAAGCCAATAATAAGGCAGGTGATCTGCAAATACCTACAGGCGGTAGAGCGTTACTAGGTATTAAATACCAAAACGATGTCATTATTTTTAGTGATACTGGTATAGATAGAATGAGCTACGTTGGTTCACCATATGTGTATGGTATTACAACAGCTGGTGCTAACTGTAAAGCTATCAGCAGAAGGTCAGTAGTACAAACAGGTAACTTCTTAGCATGGATGGGTGAAAACTCATACTTTGTTTATGATGGTGTTGTAAGAGAAATACCATGTGAAGTGCATGACTTTGTTTATGATAACCTAAATGTTCCAGGTAGAAACGCATCATGGGGTGGACACAACTCAAACTTTAATGAGATATGGTGGGGATTCCCAGTAGGCACAAGCCAATACAGGCCAAACAAATATATTATTTGGAACTACTTAGAAAACACTTGGTCCATTGGATCATTAGATAGAGGCTGTTGGATTGACCAGGGTGCATTTGACTTCCCGATTGCAGGAGATTCACTTGGTTTTATTTATGAGCATGAATCCACTACGCTATCAAACTCACCAAATCTAGACTCGGATGTGCCTTTTTGCACAAGCGGTCCTATAGAATTAGGCAATGGTGATAACTATGTGCAATGCAATCAAATCATTCCAGATGAAGAAGCAAATACATTACCTGGCGTGGTTATAAGCTTTAAAGGTAAATTTACTCCGATGGGTTCTGTAACAGACTTTGGATCATTTACTTTTGAAAATGATGGTTATACTGATGCAAGATTTACAGCAAGACAAGTACAAATGACTGTAACAGGCGGAACTACCCAAGACTTTCAAGTTGGCAAAATAAGACTCAACCTAAGACCAAGAGGTAGAAGATAATGCGATTAGCTGCAAAAGAACAATATATCCAACGTGCAGAAGCAGCACATCAGATTCTTACCACTACGGATTTAACAACTTTATATACATCGCCAAGTGGTGATGATTTCAGCTTTACAGTAATAGAATCTATATTGGTATGCGACCATGACAACCAGCAAACTGATATAACTGTAACTATAACAAATGCTGGTGTGTCATACACAATATTTAAAGAATATACTATTGATGCGTACGACACTAAAGAGTTGTTGTCTCGTAGTATTATTTTACACCAAGGCGATATAGTAAAAATACAAGCAGATCGCGCTGGTAATCTAACGGTTTATGCAAGCGTTGTGGAATATGCAAGAGGCGACTAACAAAGTAATTGACATCAACCAAGCAAAAAAAGAACCTTGGGAAGTTGAATGGGATAGGTGCAAACCCTATATAGCAAAAGCTGTAAAACATCAAGATTCCTATACAATTGAAGACATAGAGGATAAAATAAGACAAGGTATATTCCATTTATGGCCAGGCAAAAAGTCTGCATACATAACAGAATTTGTAATATATCCACAAGTTAAAGCAATGAATCTTTTATTTTGTGGTGGTGATTATAAAGAGTTAGAAGAAATGCTACCATCTATAGAAGCCTTTGCAAAACAAGCTGGCATCAAAAGATTGTATGGTGGCGGTAGAAAAGGATGGACAAGAAAACTAAAACATCTAGGATTTGAAACAGAATATTTAATTAGAAAAGACTTATGAGTAAAGGAAAAACCACAACAGTATCTGAAGCAAGCTTACCAGCTTTCCAAGAAGAACAGTTTAAAGAGTTATTTGGAACAGCTAGAGGAATGGCTCAACAGCCGTTTATACCTTACACAGGCCCAATGGTATCTGGATTTAACCCAGATCAATTACGACAGTTTCAGGCGACTAGAGGACTATTTGAAACGGGTATGGGTTACGACCCAACAAAAGCCTTACAAGGATTAGCACAAGAGCAAAGACCTATGACTGGTCAAGCTGCATCTTTACTCGGTCAAGACATCGGAGCATATCAATCACCTTATCAGCAACAAGTTATAGATCTTGCGATGAGCGATATACAAAAGCAAGCTGACATAGCGCGAGGCGGTGCGCAGGAGCGTGCGATTAGAGCAGGCGCATTTGGTGGTTCAAGATCAGCATTATTAGAGTCTGAGTCACAAAAGCCATACGCAGAGCAAATGGCAAGAACAGCTGCTGGTTTAAGGCAGTCTGGCTTTGAGCAGGCGCAAGCGGCGGCGGAGCGTGATGTGGCAAGGCAACAGCAAATGCAAATGTTTGCACCACAGTTTGAATTACAAGCAAGGCAACAACAAGCAGGCTTGCTAGGTGGTTTACAAACTGGTCAGTTACAAGGATTAGGATTGCTAGGGCAAGCGGGTGCGCAGCAGCAACAACTACAACAAAGAGGTATCGAAGCGCAAAGAGGCGAGTTCCAAAGAGCATTGGATTACCCAAGACAACAGATTGGGTTACTACAAGCTGGTATGGGTACACCTTTAGTTACTAGAACGCAAACAGGATCGCAAAAAACTGGCTTAGGCGATATATTAGGAGCTAGTGCGCAATTATATGGCATGAGCTTATTATAGGAGTTTATAAATGGCAAACGGATTTCTTTCAACAGACAGTTTAGTACCTTATGGTAATAAAATGGTTCCAAATACGGTTGTGACAGCGCCGAGGTTAAAGCCTAAAGGCGATGGTAAAAACGATAAACTTGCATTAATGCTTTATGCACTAGGAGGTGCATTGCGTGGTGATAAAAACTTTGTAGAAAACACTATGCAGTTACAACAAATGCAAGAAGGCAAGAAAAGAAAAAAACAAATGAAAGAAAATTATCAAGAGTTTCTTAAAACAATAGACCCAGAGTCTCCTTTTTATAATTTAGCAAAAAGTATAGGTTATGAAGGGCTGCCACAATTATTATTAGAAAGATATAAAACAGAGCAACCAAAACAAATAGATCCAAGTAAAGCAATGAAACAAGAAGAACTAAATGTTTTAAATAAACTAAAAGAATTTAATGGCGATGTCGAAAAATTAAGTTCATATCAAAAAATAATATATGACAATTTTATTAAAAGAGATGATTCACAATCTATTTTAGAACAACTTGGTCTTATCCCTGGCAAACAAGTTAATACAGATTTGATAATAAAAAAAATAGAAGGCTAAAATGTCATGCCTGTATATGAAATAAAAGACCCTAATACTGGTAAAACTCTTAAATTAACTAGTAATAGACAACCAACGCAACAAGAAGCTATTAATTTATTTGCAAAACAAGATGTTGCCACACAAACAAACATACAAAATACAAAAAAATTAACTGAAAAAAATATAATTGAAAATCCTACATGGATAAACGCTGCTAAATCTGTTTATAAAATGAACGAAGGGGAAGATGCTCTTGATTTAGATTCTGACAAAGAATACGCAAATTATGCACTAAGGTACATGGGGTGGTTTAATTATAATTTACCAAAAATGGGTCTTGAGGCTGCGCAATTAAACACAGCTACAGATGAACAAAAAAAAGATTTTGTTACATTAATGGATATGTATGATGAAAAAGCTCCAAGCATAGCTGGATTTGGCAGAGCAGCTACAGGAATACTATCTGATCCATCAACATATGTTGGCATAGGAACATTTGGTGCGGCAACAGCAGGTGCGCAAGCATTAAAGCAAGGTATTAAAGAAGGAGTTAAACAGGCAACTAAAGCTGGTTTAAAACAAGGCGCAAAGATTGGTGCTATAGAAGCTGGAGCATATACAGCAACAGATAATGCTTTTAGACAATCAGCAAGAATACAAGCAGGACAACAAGAAAGATTTGATATTGGACAATCTGCCAAAGCAGCTACCATAGGAGCGCTTGCAGGAGCTACATTAGGTGGTGCAACTGGAGCGTTAGGTAGTAAAAGGGTTGCTGATAAATTGCAACAGGTAGAAGCAGAAGATCTTGCAAAACAAACAATTGAAAAAGAAAAGCCATCTATTATTGATACAGAAACTACTATCCAACAGGCAAAAAAAGAAATACAACCAGAAATACAACCATTCTCAAAAGCGCTTGGTGAAGAGGCTAGGGGTAAAGTTGGTATTGTTACTGAAGATATACAACCAGAACTTACAGTAGGGTTAAATAAAAAAACCGTAGATACTGCTGTTGATATATTAAATGAACTTAACATACCAAGAGACCCAAATGTGCAAATATCAGATCAAATATTAGACGCAATACAATTATCTAAAACATCGCCACAATACAAAGATGTTTTTACTGATGTGTTAAAAAGAAACAAAATTGATCTTTTAGAATTTTCGCAATTTTTAAAAATTAATGCTTCTGATGCTGGTAAAAAACTTGCAAGATTTAGTGTTGCAGAAAAAAGGCTGAATGAAATTGGTCAAGAAATATCAGGCGTTGCAACGAAAGATAGCTGGGGTGCGGCAACAATAAAAGGCTTAAGAGATTTAGATAATACCAGAAGAGGATTATTAGTAAGTCAAATTGCCACTTCCATGCGTAACTTTACAGCACAAATAGGCAGGGTTGGTGTTAATACTTTAACTGATGTTATGGATAATGCCTTGAATGAAACCTTTAATCCAATAAAAAGATTGTTTGGAAAAGAAGAAACACCTGTAGATTATAACCAATCATTTGGTTTATTAATGAATTTAACAAGAGATAAAAGGTTTGCAAAAGATGCAACAGATTTTGTAACAAAATATTTTGTAAAAGAAAAAGATAGACTATTTACTAATTATGCTTCTGAGGTTGCTGATGCAACAAAAGCTAAAAAATTTAAAACCGCACAAAAAATAACTGATGGTTTAAATACATTAAATAGGATGCAGGAATATTATTACAGAAGAGGAATGTTTGCTGCTACTTTAGACAAAACTTTAAAGAAAAAGGGCGTCAATTTAAAAGAAGCTGTAAAGAATAATGACATGTCTAAAATTACACAAGACGATGTATCTGCAGCTGTTGATGAGTCTTTGTCTTTTACATATGCAAAAGATCCAGAAAATGATTTTGGTAAAGCTTTTGTAAATTTTGCTAACTCCGTACCATTCGTAACTACGGCGGTATTTCCATTTGCAAGATTTATGACTAACGCTATGGAATTCCAATTTAAACATAGTCCACTGGGGCCTTTGTCTTTATTAAGCGCAAAAGAAAGATCTAAAGTTGCTGCTGGTGACATGGGGGTTTTTAGTAAATCTATGCTTGGTAGCGCTTTATTAATGGGTGCTATTGAAGCAAAAAGAGAAGGTTTTGGCGGTGAAAAGTGGTATGAATTAAAAGGAACGGACGGGACAACTATTGATGCAAGACCATATTTTCCATTAACGCCATATTTATTAGTTGCAGATTTTGTAGTTAGGTCTGAGCAAGGAAGAATACCACCCGATGCTAAAGACATCATACAGGGCCTATCTGGTGCGCAGTTTAGGGGTGGAACGGGACTAGCATTAGTTGATAATATTATTAATGATATAAGCGGTATAG